GGCTACAAGACGGGTTGCCACGGCAGAGGAAACCCCAGCAGAAAACCAAGATACGGAATGGCGAACAAGAGCCTGCACGTTACAGCCCTCCCGCTTCGCGTCCGGTCTGAACGTGAGTCTTTGTGTTCACCGGAAGGAACTTGTTATTGCAACCAGAGTCATAAGATGTCATCGCCCGTTCGTGCTGATCGCACGCGCCACGCTTCGACCAAGAACGGTCGCCTTGTGGCCTCCAGTTCGCACAGTCCATGCACCGACCGAAACGGTGAACAACGCCATGACCCATCGCCGTCGCCTGTTCTCCGGACAATTCCGCCCCATAACGATCGGCCAGTTTAAGCAAATCGTTGCGGCGCCAATCAGCCCCTATTAAAACCGGCCCAGCCTGTTTAAATGTATGCACAGATTCCCCAGGTGTCAAAAGCTTTGCCGCTTCGTCCCGTGTCAATTTTACTCTTTCTTCACTCATCCCATTCCTCCTATCAACTCCCATCATCATCCCATAACCGGTTCCGCCCCCACCCGCCCGATCATCGCATTCCGCGCCTGCTGCATCATGAACCCGTGATGCTGCATCCGCCGGTCCAGCATCTCCGTGATGATCTTCTCCTGGGGCGGCGCCGGATCCGTCTGAAACGACCGTTGCAAAACCTGCATCCGGAGCTGGTGGTTTTGTCCCTCCACCATCGGCGGCTCGATCCCGTTCTTGATCTTCACGTAATTGAGCTGTTCGTCTTCCACCTCGCGCACCTCCGCCCCGGCCTGGTCGCTCAGCGTCTCGTCGGCCAGCTCGGGCGCCAGGGCCCGCAGCAGCACCCGCACCATTTTCTCGCGGTTGATTACCGCCGTGGTGTCCATCGGCGCGATCGTCTTCGAAATAATTTCAGCGATCTGCACCAGAAACTCCATATCCAGGTCCCGAGCGTCGCAGTACAGGATGAAATCAAACATCCCCGTGCGGTCCTCCATCGACCCATACGGTCGCAATTCCTTCTTGCTCCCGGTCACCCGCTCGATCAGCCCCGGCGTGGCGTAATTGGCCAGCCAGTTATAGCAAAGCGTGTACACCTTCCGGAGATTGTCGGTGAAATCGTCGATCATCTGCTGCTGCGCCTGGATCGTCACCGCTTGCGGAACGCTCTCATGGGGCAGCCCAAAATACTCCGCCACCCAGGCCATTTCCGTAACCTGATAGTGCTCATTCGCCGCGGGAAACTGCCCGAACTGCATCGCGGTAATGCTGTTGGGCCGCTCCTCGGGCACCTGTCCCAGCGGCGCCAGCGCCAGCTGAATCTTTGCGCTGGCCCTGGGCACCTTAATGGGCGGCACCGTATTCAATTCCACGTGCGCCAGGAACGCATCCCGGCACCGTTTTAGCGCAAATTGAGAAGTCGCCACCACTTCCGGAACCCCCCGCGTCTCCACGATCAAATTTCCCAGCACTTCCCGCCCGAACCACACGAACGGAAACTCCTCCAGCCCGTCCCCGACCGGTTCCACGTCCTTGGACGCCTCGTCCGTGAACATGGAAAACGGGTATGAAACCACCTGCGAAATCCCGTCGTCGTTGATCCACCGCCAATACGCCGTCAACACCTCGTAATACCCCTTCATCGTGTCCTTGTCGTGATTGGCCAGCGCCACATCATAATCGAAATCACTGATTGACCCGCGCACCGCCACCTCCGGAAACCCGGTTTCCCCTTCGTGGCGCAACACCTCATCAAGAAACTCCCGCGAAACCCCGCGCTCCTCCTCCAGCGCCTCCACCTCCGCCCGAGTCAGCATCTCGCGCTCCACGATTACCGGCGCCTCGTCCAGATCGGTCGTATTCCAGGGCACGAACACATCCTCATACAGCCGCAGCGCCCGGATCTTCGGATATTCCCCCTTCAACACCCGCTCCGGCCAACTGGTGGCCCCGGTAGTGCGCAGCTCGCGCACCATTTTCCGCACCATCTTCTTGCTCAGGTCCGGGAAATAGGTCCGGAACAACCCGATAGCCTCCTCCTCGTTCCCCTCCATCAGCAAATCCCGGAGCAATGACTCCGCTTCCTCCACCGCCTGCGGCTCCGGCATGCCGGCCTGGACGAACTTCGTGGCGAACTCCAGCAGAATCTCATTCTGCGAAATCGGGCGTTGCCGAATCCCCCACTTCTGGCACCAGAACACCTTCATAATCCCCGCGCCCGGGCTGTCGGCCTCCTGGTACGTCGCGATCTTCCGAATCTCCCGGCGAAAAGTCCGGTCCATGTGGTTCCGTTTCAGCCACTTCATAACCTGGGTAAGCCGGTTTGCCGTCTCCAGGTCCGCGGTCCCCACCGCCTGGATTTTCGGAGTCGCCCGATGGGCCGCCGCGCACAGGATCCCCACCCGGTAATTCACGATCCCGTCCGCCAGCCGCACCCGGGTATCCGGCGCCCCCTCGTAGGGAAACGCCTCCTTGCCTCCGAGATTCTTCTTATGACGGCGCCCGTCCAGGTCCTGCCCGTCCCACCGGCAAAACCGCACGTCTTGCGCGTGCTCCTTGCGTTCCCACACCCGGCACGCCGCCTCCGAGCAAATCGTGCGCACCTGGTCTTTCAGCTCCTTTAACTCCTCCGCGCCGATCGCCCGCGGCTCCCCGTCGTTCTTCGAATACTGGTAATCCCATTCCACTTTCGGTTCCGTCATAAAACGATCCTTTCCGGGTGTATTACACCCTAAGAACTACTCCCTTTCCAAATCCTTGTCCAGCGATTTCCCGACACTTTCTATCGTCGTCCGAATCCAATACCGCACCTTCCCGGGCCGCACCGACCGGATCAACCCCGCTTCTTCCAGCGCCGCCAGCGCCCGCTTGTCCACCCCCAGCATCGCCATCGCTTCCCCGCTTTTAATCAATATCGGCTTATTTTCCATTCAGACCTCCGTTCTCTCCGTTAACTCCTGTTCAAAAGCACCCACCACCCACCACCTCCAGATCCTCCGGGTCCTCCCACTCGCACCCGGAAACCGCCCACATCCGCAAGCAGTCAATCGGGTCCTTTGCCGCGCCCTTCCCGCCATCGAGCCCCGTCCAATTCTCCAGGCTGTAAATCAGATTCGCGCAGTCCTCGCAAATGAACAGCCTGGGCTTGTTGAAAAAATCCACCGGCTTACCCGGATCGTAGGCCAGCCGGTCCGTGATGATCGTCACCCCCTCGCCGCCGGCATTAACCGACGGATCATACAGCACCCGAAACTCCGCCTTGGCTGGTTCGAACACCAACCCGATTTCAAGAAACTCAAGGATCAACGTCGTCGGCATGTCCGCGTTCTCCTTTTTCGCGCTGGCATAGCGCGAATCGATAAATCGCGTCCGCACGTTTTCCACGCTCCCAAGCGACTCACTGAGGCGAATATACCAAGCCTTTTCCCCCTCGTCCTCCTGCCGGGGCTGCTGCGTAATCGCCTTCCACTGTTCCAGCCGTGCCATCTCGAACTTAATCTGAGCCAGCCCGAACCCGAACGACTGCTGAGCCGGCCCGGGCCGCCCGTCCTTCTTCTTCCCGTCGGGCAGCGTCCAGGGCCCAGGCACATCCTGCCCGGGAATCTCATAATTTCCGGGCCATTCCCGGTACACCCAGCTCGCCCCCGGCGTTTCCCGCACCCAAATGAAAAACGGATTTCGACCCCCGCACGGATCCATGAACAAATTATTCATACCCCGCGCCGGAATCTGCGCCTTCTTGATTACATGCACATCCCGGTTGAACAGCGGAAACCGTTGCGCAATGGCCTTATTTGCCACCCCATACCACCGTTCCAAAACATAATCCGCCGATCCCATTATTCCTCCTTAGCACTCCAAAAACCCATACATCCCATACGTCCCATCACGCCACCTTCTGCAACACACTGGCCGGATTCCCGAACGGATTATCCGACGTATGGAAAAAGATCACCGCCCGGTCATGCACCAACCGCCCGCCCAACACCCGGGGCGCGCACCGCATCACCCTGGGGACCTTCTTAAACTTCCGACCCGCCGAAACCACCGGTTGACCCGTTTCCCCTTCCAGCCACTTATCGCAGTCCTCCGGCACCAGGGCCAAATCATGCAGCGCCTCTTTACCGTCCACCGGCACCAGGAACGCGGTTGAGAACCGGACCGGCACCGCCCCATCCTGGAACAGCTTCACCGTTTGCGAATAGCCCAGGATCGGCGTAAACGTAATGATGATTTTCCCCTCCCGGGTAGCGGTACGAAATTCGAGCGTCTCCACCCAATCCGGCGGCACCAGTTCATCCGGCCAGGCATAATCAATCTCGCCGCCCTCAATCGTCGTCCGGTCCATCTCGTAATTCCAGAAGGAGCAATCCGAAAGATTCGGCAGCGTGAACTTATCCCCTGAAAAACCCGTTTGCGCCTTGTAGTGGATATACGCCGTTTCGCTCATGATTTTTTTATGCTGCAGCGCGGCCGGCAGGTACTTGTGGACAATCGGCATCTGGTAATCCACCGACATTGCTCGCTTCGAGTGAAACGCCCAGGCGCGCCGGCCTGGAGCCCGCGCCAATATCTGAACCAGCCGCTTCGCTGCATACTCCGACTTCGAGCCGCGGTTGCCCCCATTGATCAGCAACGTGGAAACAGGCGCCTCAAACCCCAAAAGCTGACGCATCGCCTTCCCATACTCCGGATCTCCCCACCCCAGCAAAGCATCCGCCACCTTCCATATTTTTGGCTCCCACCCATGATTGAGAGGGTCCATCCTTTCAAGCCGGATAATCTCCTCCCGTTGCTCCACCAACTCCTTCCACCGATCAAACCCAAGCGCCCGCGCTTGCCCCGCGGAAATCATCGGCAAAATAGGGTGTGGCGTCTGCTTCAATTCAAAACTCCGTTATGTCCGTTTCGTCCGATACGGCCGTAGGCGAACAACGTTTTTCATCTGGAAATTCCCGAATCAAAAGGTCATGCGGAATAGGTCTAACCTTGTCCACCTGCTTGAAGAAAAACGGCGTTCCTGCTGTTTTGCACTCGTCGCGAAGATTACGAGCCCATTGCAAATTAAACGGCCTCTTGCGCGGACCTGACTCCCCGCCGCATATTACCCAGTCCACGCAATGAAGTTTTCCCACGATCTCGCGGAAGCGTTCGTTTACTTCATCTAACAACACATTTTCAACGACGCTGGTAGGGAACCTAACAGTCCTGAGTGTAATAGGCTCAAGCATTGGCTCGACTGACAGGAAACGAATGGCCGCAGGAATCTTTAACAGTGCATGAATGCGCTCCTCGGCCCGGCGTTGGTCCTCAACGGTAGTTCCGATCCATACGTTTAGAGGTGGTAAACCATCGTACCAAGCGCCGACAAAGTTTTTAAGCCGTTCGCTTATAGTAACGTCCCACACATCGCCGATTCTTCCGCTCCACAACTTTGGACGCTTCGTAAGCAACAACCATTTCAAATCTGGCGTTTCCATAATGTGGTAAAGAAGATCCTCCAGCCATGCCAACGGCACTTCTGGATCGAGCCAATCGGAAAGAGACGCGCAAAACACCTTGCTTCCTGGGTTTGTCCTGTTCAGTTTCAGAACATTTTCCCAGTTCGCGTCCGACGTGCGTACCCGCTTTTCCCCGGCTCCCCATTTGACTCTTTTCCATCGCGTATCCATCAACGCCTCGGCGTAGCAGTTCTTACACCCAGGCGAAACGTGCGTACACCCGATCCAAGGATTAAACGTGTGGTCGCACCATTCTATTTTACTGTTTTCCATATTAGTTACTTCCGTTTAATTCCTTGTTCGGATACATCGCTCGCGCCCATTCTTCCGGCAGTCCGGTCCAGTGGTACAACGATTTAACAATGCGCCACGTCCAGTATCGCGGCCAATATCCAGCGATCCACCACCACGGACGCGGTGAGAAAGGACCGTAGCCCAGCGGAGGGCGGATGCTCCCTCGCAATCCGATAGTCATAAGGAACAAAATCCGAACCAGCCGCTTCACTTTATCCTCCGTTCGCTGCCGCTCACTTCGGAAAAGTGAGCTTTGTCGTTGGAAATACGATGCTCCCGTCGCAGCTTGCGGCACAGCAGCCGGATTTCCCTGCACTTATCCACAACGCCACGCGCCTCGGCTTGCGCCCCCTTCATGACAGACCCTTTGTCGCCGCGCCAGCGAGGCGCATAGCCTTTAAGAGCGGCCATATCTTCCCGGCACTCGCGTTCGATCCTTCTCAAGACCTGTTCAACTGTCATCTCGTTCCTCCTGATTTTAATTTCCAACCACTGGCTTCTGAGTATCGCTCCGCTCACCCAGAGCCGGGGCGTTCCCGGCCGCTCAACCGCGCCATTATTCCTCCCCCTCCACTTCCTTGCTCCGAACCGCCTCCGAAATCCTCCCCCGCAGCCGGACCAGCGCCGCCATCCCCCCGGCCGCCCCATCCCGGACCGGCGCCGGCAGTTCCAGCCCCATCGTGATATTCGCCTCGTCGGCAATCCCCATCAAAATCAGCGAATCCACCGCCTTCATCACCGGCATGGCTTCCGCCCCGCGCAGCAAAGCGAAGGCCTGCTCATCCGACATCCCAGGAGCCTCAAATTTCGTCACACGTTCTTTCGATACCGTTTTCTGTGTCATCGTCGCGTTCCTCTCGTTGTTGTTTAGCGGCCTCTTTCCAGGCCTTAACCCGTCTCGTCTTGAACCCCTCCGCCTCGGCCAGCGTAGGGAAAATCCCCATCAGCGTGTATTCCGACGACTCCCGACGGCTCACCGCCTGCACATTGCGAACCAGCATATCGCGGTACGTCCGGATCGACAGAGATGCCGTCGGGTGCCATTCCACAACCCACTGATCAAGTATGTCCGTGGAACTCATGAATCAATTCCTGCTCGTCAACCTGCCCGGGCTTACCGTCGCCATCCTCCCCGTGGCATCCCCGGTTCATGTACGCATCCAGATTGGGTTGATTGTTTTTGTCATACTCATCCCACCAGTCATTGACCGTCTCGAACCTGAAATACCGCTTCAACATCACAACCGGAATCGCACCCAGCTTCCCGTTCTGGTGCTTCTGCACATCGAACCAACTGGCCCGAACCTTGTCGTTATCCGGGACATTGTAAGCGCGGTAAACCATGATTACCTTGGAAGCGTCTTGCTCGATGTACCCGCTCCCGCGCAAATCGCGCAGCGTCGGGGGCTTTTCCTTTTTGTCCTCCGGACGACTCAACTGGCACAGAATTAACCCGGGCAACTCCAATTCGCCCAGCAGGTTTTTCAAGCCGCCGCTTACCGCGGTCACCCTGGAGTATTCATGCTGATCGACTTTCGAATCCCCCGTGTTCACCAGTTGCAGATAATCCAACGTCACCAGCTTTATCCCATACCGCCTCTTAAAACTCCGAACCGTGCTGCAGATCCGCCCCAGGGAAGTCATCCCGTCCTCGAGCCCCATAACCCACATCGGCAACTTCCCAATTTCCTTCCCGGCATTTTCCAGCGCGGCGAGCTGGTTTTGTTTGGCAAACCCGGCTTTCGCCTTGGAAATGGATACCCCGGCCATCCTCCCTTGCATCCTCATCAACAAATCGGTCTTGTTCATATCCAGGCAAATTCGCAGCACGGGGATACCAGCGAAAGCGTTATACTCAGCTATCATATCCTCCACGATAGTCTTTCCCTCGCTTGGCCGCCCCGCCGCGATGGTAATCCCCTTTTCCAACCCGATGATGATTTCATTCAGTTTTTGCCACGGCGTGCTCGCATCGCAAATCGGCGCACCCTTCTCCTTGGCCTGTCTAAACGACTCGACATTGCTCAAACAAATATCCGCGTTGCTACGAACCTCGAAAACTGACTCCGCCAAATCGTAGAACGTTTCCGGAGCCGACTTCAAAAGCTTTTCCCCGTCGCCGGATTTTTCAAAGCCCTCCTCAACCAACCTCCGCGCCCCGGTAATAACCTGACGCAGCAACCACCGATTGCGCACCATCTCCAGGTAATAACCCGCATGCACGGAGGTGGGCGCCGCGTCCATCGCGTCCTGCAGAAACTTATCCCAATCCGAATAAGCACCGTCAGACTTCGAAATCCAATCCCCGATGGTCAACAGGTCAATCGGCTTTCCGGCGGCGTGCATCTCCACCGCCGCCTTAAACGCCATGCCGGTACGCGGCATATAGAACGCCGAGTGATCGATCTTGAAATGCTTCTCCGCCATATCCAGCACCCGGTCCGAATCAAGCACCACACATCCAATCACCGCCATCTCAGCCTCCTCGGAAAATGGAGGTTGCCGATCCGAGGGCGCGCTGTATTTTTTTTCAGTCATTTTCAAGCCCCGCAAATCTCCTGGGTCGGTACTCCTCCTGTTCATCGCTACTCGACTTCAGCGCGTCCACCTCCGCACGACTCATCCAGGAATACCACGTCCGGCCTGGCTCTTTTTCAGCGTTCAGGTTGCAGCCATACTTGTCGGCGAATTTTTTTGCCTCGGCGTTTGCATCGGCCTTGGGAAACGCTCTGATCGCCCGGATGAACGCCTCAAACGACATGTGCCGAACCGGGGCGGAATCCTGGATGGCCTCCCACCCTTCTTTCCATTTTCCGGGATCAACCTCCTCAGTCGAGAGAGAGCCCTCTCCCTCTGGCTTTGGTTCTGGCTCTGGCTCTGGCTCTGGCTGACGCGACTCGGAATTTATTTTTGGCTTTCCAGTCGCGACAAGTCGCGACTTTGTTCCTCGTCTTGGTTTGTCTCCATTCCAATATAGCAACCCTTTGTCATTCAAATACTTATCAACAGCATCATCCGAATGCTCAGACCAACCGTGAATAACAAGTCGCGACTTGTCGTTTTTTTCGAGCCATCCAGTCGCGACAAATGCTTGTATAAGTCGCGACTGGTCTTCTCTCCAATCGAGGCGATTAGCTATTACAGAATCAGACCATTTCCCAATATCTCCAATAGGTGCATATCTGGCAGTAAAATGCCAAAGCATTTCAAGCAGGCCAACCGCTTGGTGAATAGGGATGTCAAGGGCGCTTGCCAGGGCAAGCATTTTTGGGTGATCCGGTGTTCCTCTTTTCATTACCACCTCCCCCTTGCGCGCGGGCAGGCACCCACCAGGCGGTAAATCCCGCCGCGTCCGACCGTGGCCTTGAACGGCGCCATGCCGGCCCGGAAGTTTTTTGAAGTCCGAACCGCCACCCTGACTTTCCGACCGTCTTGGGTAACCGCCTCGATCAGCTTCGGATTCCGTCCAAACGCCCTGGAGAACGAAAGCTCCTCCACCGACCCCTCAGCCATCGCGGCCATGATGGAACTGAAAGAAACGGGCATGCCGATTTTTTTTATGACCTCCTGTACCCCTTCATCAGAGTACCGAATCTCACGCTGAACGATGTCCCAATGCGTCCCCTTGTCGATACCCATACCATCGCCACCCTGGCGCAACCGCGTAATTTCAGCCCTATCCACGCCTATTTTTTCGGCAATACGAGCTTCGCTCCATTTGAACACTGATTTTTCATCCATGAGAACCTCCTTTGTATGAAATTTTCTGAGAGCAGACCCGATAGGTGGAGCGACGGCCCGCCGCGCACAAGACCCCCCCCGCCCCCCCTCGCGCGCGTCCGCTCCGGTCCGCGCGCCGCGCTCCAGGGTCCGAAATCAACGCTGTCTTGGGCCGCGGATTGCGTCCCGATTGCGTCCCGATTGCGTCCCGATTGCGTATTGACGAAATGCCCAGCGATAACCCCGGCAACGGTCCGCAAACCGCATAAACAAACCCGCAAAGAGTACCGCAAAACACAATAAACCCGCGAAATCATGGCAAAACCTCACCAGAAACAAGGGATGCAGAATCGTTTGCGTCGCCCGCGGGCGGGCCCTCGAGGTGGGCGCCGGGCTCCTGGCCGGCCGGGCCCAGGTCGCCGCCGTCCGCCTGCAGGTCCGGGCCCGGGGCCCCTTTTGCGGCCGGGGCGCCGCCGTCCAGACTCATCACCGGGCCCGCGGGCAGGTCCCCGGGCTCCTGGGTCACGTCGGAAACGTCGGCTGTGATGTCCTTAACTTCCCGAAGCCAATCCTCATGCGTCGGTCCGGTGCGCTTGTGGTCGATGATCAATCCAGCCTCGCCGCGGAGAACCAGATATTTGTCGGTCATGATACCCGCGACGGTCGCCTTGGCGGCGGTTGGTATTTTTGAAACTGTGTCTTCGTCCGACAGGTCTTCAATGACTCGTTCGAATGCCAGGACGGCGCCGGTGTACGCCAGGCCGGCCGCGGCTTTCTTTTCCTGATCTACTGCGCCGGCTGCGTTTGTTTCTACCGCGCGAACAGTATTTACGGATACGTGCAAAACCCGCGCAATCCTGATCCGGGGCATACCCTGGGCGAGCATTGCGATAATAGCCGCGTACCTCTCCGGGTCGCGGACCTGCAGGCGCTCGCCAGAAAAAACGCCGCGCCCCTGCGAATCCAAAAAAACCCCGTCGGGTATCTCACCCGGGGCGAATAGTTCAGGTTGTTGGTTGTCTTCCATGGTGTATTACACCCGGCACAAAAAATTTAATCCGCCGCCCGGCGCTGCAGGCGATCGATTGAGCTTACGGGCACGCGGACGCACCGCGGGCCCAGGCGGACCACTCCGAGCCGTCCGGCCCGGATCCACCGTTCGACCTGGCGGACCGACACCGACAACAGGTCCGCGGTGGCCGCCTTGGTTAAAAGCCGCGCCGTCATCGCGCAGCCGCCTTGCTTTCAAGGTGTAATACACCTTCTAAAATAAGACTCTCAACCTGATTGCTCAGGGTCCGGTTGTTTTGGGCGGCCAACTCCTCGAGCCTTGCCCGCAGCTCAGGCGCGACGAGTACGGAAACGTGTCGCTTTATCCGTCTCTTTTTTACACTCCCTGATTGCATGCTCTACGCACTCCCTGATTATATCCGTTTTCGTTTTTCCGGTTGAGCTTGCCAGCTTTTCAAGCCGCTTGCTCAAATCCTCATCAATCCAAGCACTCAACAACACCAACCCAGCCTTGCGCTTGTTTGGCATTTCAACCTCCAATCTAACACGGTGTAATACACCGTGTCAACCATCAAAAAAAAATTAAATATCCAACGGCTCCGGCGCTTCCGCCAGGTCGGCGTAATACTGACAGGTAACAGCCGCGGACCGATGCCGGAGCCAGCGCTGAGCCACCGCAACGCCGTACTTCGTGAACCAGGCCGCGCCCGCCAACTTGCGCAATTCGTGAACCGTGGAGGGCCCGGACCAGCCAAGGCCACGCATCCACGCCGAAAAATCACGCGTCACCCGGTCATATCGCGCGGTTTTGCTGGCGCCCACCACAAAAAAAACACGGTCCCCCAGGGCCCGCACCAGAGCGGCGCCCACCGTGCGGGAAACGGGAATGGTCCCCTCGCTATCTTTTTTAGGTCTGAAACCCTCCTCCGGCCGGGTACAAACCCGCAACGCGTAGCGATCGCCGACCGGCTCGATCCAGCCGCGGCGGCACCCCGCGATTTCGCCGGCCCGCAGGCCAACGTCAAAGGCGAGCGAAAAAATACAGTACATATCCGGGCAGGTATCCGCCAGAGCCCGGCCGGCCTCGACCGTGCGAGCCACCAGGCCGGCATCCGGGTAAACCCAGCGCTTACGCGGCGCCGTGCAGGGCGTACGCCGCAAAAATTCCGATAAATCAGGCAATTCTAATCCAGCCTCTTTATATGCATCGATCGCCCACCGTGAAAAAATACTGCGCGCCTTGGTTGCGGCGCTTTGGACGGATCGCCGCCTTGATGCGTCATCGCTGGGCCCCACTCCGGCAAGCGCCCGCTCAGCGTATCGCGTCAGCACGGCGCCGCGCAGCTCCGCCGCGCTCGATTCCGGGCCCAGCCCGGACGCGTCCAACACGCGCAACAAAGCCGCGGTGTTAGCCTGTATGGTTGACTCAACCAGCCCGCGGAGCGCCGCGGCCCGGGCATACTCGCTCAGTATCTCCTCGATTTTTGAGGCGGAACGGCGCAGGCTGACCGCATCCAAAACCCGGCGCCGGTCTGTTTCGCTCGCCTCGCGCAGCGACCTTTTCAACGCCACCTCAAAACGGCGCGCTTCGCGTTCGTCCCCCGTTCGGGTCGATCTGGATACGCGTCGCCCTTGCATCCGCACAACCGCATGATACACATTTCCTCGTTTTTCCAACATAGAATCTCCCTTGGTGTACTACACCTGAAGCATAAGGCCGGCATTTCGAGCCGTCAACCGTAAAAAGTACCGCAAATTTAACACGTAATCACAAGGCGTTGAGCAAGAAACACCTAGTGTTAAAAACCGCACCTCTTAAAATCCCTCGACCGCAAGGTCATGCGGGTTCAACTCCCGCCCCGGGCATTTCCAAAAAATAACAGAAAATCGATTATAAAACGCTGGCTATAAACTGTTTGCAAACATTAGCCAGCGAATCATATGCGGCAGTTAATGCGACAATGAGCGACAGTGCAAGACAGTAATCGACGCAAAGATTGACCGCAAAAAGTACCGCAAAAATCACGGGGCGCCGCTTCGGTTGTACTCTTGTACTATCGGCTCCGGGTCGGGTTTGTCGGTGATCTCCTCCCAGCCCTCCAGGCGCGCTAGGCCAGTTTCCGAAAACTTTGTCCGGAAACTCCTGATCTTGTAAACCCACACGCGGCCGGTTGCCGTGTCCATCCTGAACACGCGAGGTTCGCGCGCAATCGCGTCCACCCCGTAAACCGTCACCTCACCTTGAAACAGTGTCCACCGCCCCACCGCGGGCGCTGCATTGTCCGGCCCCGGCTGCACCGGGAGCCGCGGCGCCGGGACCGTTCCAAGCGCCGCAACCATGCAAATAATTGCCGTTTTCATGGGTAAAACTTACCACCGAAAAAAAAATAGTCAATACCACTTGACAGGGTGTAATACACCGGATATATTGACCGCGACGATTAAATAATCGTCCGCACCCGGGCGGACCGGTAAAGGATGCTTGAAATGAAAAAGATAGTTGCAAGGATTTTTGAGGACGTCGGCGGTTATTATGTGTGTGGTGATAACCTCGATTTCTTGGATACTCGCGGGCACGCCTATGGCCGAAAGATTGACGCTATGCGCGCCGCCGTTAATGCCGGCTATACCCACGCCATCGGGTCCGGCACGTATTGGGGCAACGAGGTGCGCAGCTTGGCCAAGTACTCCGACTGATGAAACAAATGCAAAAAACGAAACCAGAACCATGAAAAACCCGGATAGTCGTTGAGGGCATCGACCCGCGCGATAAAGCCGGCTGGGTGAAAGCGGCCCAGCGGGCCGGGTTGAAGCTCCGGGAGTGGATCATTGCGCGCCTCAACGGCCAGCTTTAGCCTTTTCCATGGCTTCCTCGATAGCCACCTTTTCCGCGGTGCTTTGCGCGTTCATTAAAGCCCGCACGTCCGGCGGCATGTATCCGCCCCCTTTGCTGGCCTGGTTCATCAGGTACGGGGCCGCGGCCGGGTATTTCTTTACCGCCCCCTGCAGCGCGGCGCCGCGGGTGGCGTCCGGCTCCGCCAGCGCCTTTTGCACCTCCAGGCGCCCGGCCGCGCCCTGGGCCCGGGCGTCCATGATCGGCCCCTTGACTGAATCGTACAGCCCGCGGTCGGAAATCTTGATCCATCGCCCGATTGAGTTGCTGACGATAGGGAGATTCAGAAACTTCTCCATGGGCGGCGCCTTCGCGTCGCGCATATACCAGTTGTCCGCCTGCAACCGGGTGACGATCCCACCCCCGAGGCTGTTCCAGGCATACCGCGCCATGGCACCATCCGCATCCTTGGACAGATCCCGGGCGGCGAAAACGTCATCTCGTAACAAAAGCTCCCCACGGAAACGGTCGTAGGGGTTACGGTCGAGAAGCTTGTACGCGTACCAATCCACCGCCACCTTGGAAATCGGGTTTTGCGTGGGCACCTGCCCGCCGGCATAGCTCCCGATACCCTGGGCCCCGCGGCCCGTGTCGGACAGTCTGTTCAGCATCAGCCAGAACGCGCCGCCCATCATCCGTTGCCCCTCGTCCAGGGGCATCCGGTGATACACCAGTTTCTTAGGCCCGGCCGGGGTTTCCTCCCAAATCCATGAGAATTTCCCGGACTTCATGTCCTGCCACCCCAGCGGGGTGTTCACATAGTTGGTTTGGTCATAATCCCCGATGTATCGCCCCGCCTCCTCCATCTTGTCCGACAGCCATTTCCCGAGGATCATCCGCAGCCCGCCCGTGAACAGCGCGAACTGTATAGCTTTCGGCAAAAACGCATATTTAAGCTGGTGCCAAATATACGATGCCCAGCCTTCTTTGAAGGCCTTGACCTCCGAGCGAACGCTTTGTTTCCAGGGGTTGTAGTACATCGCGGAAAACAGCTCGATCACCGGGTTAAACGCCGGCTTGTCCAGGAAGTCCGGCGACCCGGCCAGGTTATGCACCATGTTTTGCTTTTTCCACTCCGGGAGGTTTGAAAAATGCTCGTCCAGGTACAGCATGCCGGCAATCTTGAACGTGCGTTCAGATATTTGACCGATCTGCGTCCACTTATCCCACAGCCTCAGCAGGCGCGCCCCGGGCGACACCGCCGACCGGCGCCACAAAACCGGGTTTTGATGCCAGTTGTTTAGTAATCGTTCGTATACCGTATCCACGTCGGAAAGCCCTTGCGGATTTGCTACGGAAATAAGGTCATTCCGCATCAGCGCATCCTTGGCGATTTCGTTCGGACGCCCATGGATGCCCGACCTCGAGGCCGCCCAGGATCGCGCGAAATACTTCCAGAACCCCCGCCGCCCGAACAGCGCCGCCTTCGGCATCTTGCGCGCGAACGCAAACATATCCCTTACGAACGCCACCGGCCAGAACCCGTAATTGATTTCCGTCATCACCCCCTTGATCGGCCGGTTCAAATACTTCGCCATCCCGGCCATCATCCGATTTTCGATCGTGTCCCCGTGCTGCAGGCCGGCATAGATCGACCGCGGCACATACACCCCATGCAGCTTACCCTTGTGCAGATAGGTCAAGGTCTGGACGTTCTCCGACTGCTCCACTTTCGGGATTTGGCGCGTACCGTCCCACACGTTGGGCGCCCGGGCCACCATCGGATCCTTGATTTCCAGCAGCGCCTCGGCGGACAGCCGCTTCGCGTGCTCCCTGTGCGCCATGTTGATTAGCGATAGCGCCTTGGCCGCCAGCGCCGAGGCCGGATTCATGATGTCCTGCAGCGTCCCCACCTGACGGTAAATCTGCGAACCCGCTGCATCCCCATACATTCGGGCCAGTTCAAACTCGATGGTGCCCTCCTTGGCCGACACATCCCCGCGCACCACCGCAAACGTCGCGTAATACACCCGTTCCTCAAGCACCGCCTGCAGCTCTGGGGTCAGAATCTCGAAATCGCGCAGCGTCCCCAGCACATACTTCTCGTAAATTGCCCGGAACTCCAGCCGGGCCCGCTCCAGAGCGTCGAACCGTTGCCGGCCCAGCGATTCCAGCATGGATTCCAGACCGTCCGCGGCCGCCTTCGGATCGGTGGCGCCCGGGTTGGCCACGTCGGCCCGGTTGTGAAGAATATGCTGGTAAAACATGTATTCCCCGAGGTTGGCCATGTCCAGCCCGTGCTCCAGTAACACCCCACCCACCCGCTGGTTCAACTCCGCCATGACCAGCTCGCTTTGAGCCGCCTTGTATCGAAAATCCGCAAGCGCCTTCATCACCTGTCCCCGCCGCTCCTCCGGCAGCTTCGGCAGCCGACGGTAAATCGGCCCCAGGGTCCGATCGAACCCGTAAATCAGCATGTCCGCCGCCATCTCAGCCTTCGCCTTGGCCGCCGAGGTATCGCCCCCGGCGAGCGACTTCCAGAACGACGGCGTGAATTTCAGGTCCATCCAATCGGCGTCCGACTTCTGGAACCCTTCCAGCAGCCGGAGCCGCCGGTTCTTGTGCGCGGCCCCGGTCTTCAGCTCATTCTGAATTCGCTGCCATTGCGCCCGCACCAGAGGCTTCCGGTCCAGCCAGGCATTGAACGCGTTCCAGAACTGCGGGGCCCTGGTCGCCATGGCGGCCGGGTTCGTGAGGATCACCGAGAACGCTTCCGCATACATCTCATGCCCCTGCAAAAAATATTCCGGCACCTGTCCCCCCGGCTCGATCCCGCGCCACCAGGCAATCAAATCCTCCAACTCCTGCCGCACCTTATCCCGGTTAAGCAGGCCTCGCATTTCCTCTTGCTCGTCGCGCAGCTCCGCGTACTGCTTGCGCACCGCATCTTGCCAGGCCGCCAGGTCCGCCTCCTCATCCTTGGGCGGGCGGGGCCCTACCATCTTCTCCGCATCGCGCCGGAGCTTCTGCAGCTCTTTCTTGGTAAAAACATTCCCCTGCTTCGCCGGCGTCTCCCCCAGCCACCGCCGGAAATACTGCTGGAACGTGGCAATACGGGCCAGGATATTACCACGCCCGCGGATTATCCCTTCCGGATTAAAGTCAGCCATGTGCCCGATCTCATGGGAAAGCGTCCGCGCGGCCTGTCGGGTGGTTTCCTGCATCCGCTTTTCCCGCGTCGTATCCCAAAAGAATTCAAAGCGGCGCTGGGCCACCCCGCCCACAAAATCAGCCTGTTCTTTCGTCATGTTCTCCGGGTCAAACCCCTCACCAAACTCGATGGACGCCTGGGCCAGCGCATCCTTGTTGGCCTGGGTCTGCATCTTTTCCAGCTCGTCCGGCATGATCAGTTGAAAAATATCCGCCCGCAGTCGGATCTTCCCGCTGTCGAGCTGCCCGGGGATGTGCCGGAAGTGTCCGTAAGCATTGCGCAAGAACTTGCGCACCTCCGGCGTTTCCCGCCCGTTGATCGCCCGGGCCAGCTCCAGCAGCTCCGGCAACTCCATCGCATACGGCGCCGGGTTTGGGTCATCGCCGGGCTTCGGCACCCGCGGCGCCGGGGTCCCCAGGTCCGGCCGCGGGTCCCACCGCTCCACCGGCTTTTCGAACACCCACCCCCCGGGGGCCTCGCGGACCGTCTCCATACGCCCCTCATGAAATGCAATAACGCCTTGTTCCCGCGCGCTCCATACTTCACCGTTTGCACCATCCAGCGTAAGCACATCTAAAATTTTCGCATGCGGGCTCGATTCTGCCAGTCGCTTGATCTGCTGCACTAACCCGGTATATTGAATAGCCTTTCCCGGTATTTCAATCACCATACCCACCCCGCTATTTCTCGAAACGATTTTCGCCAAAAGCGGGCCTACCTCGTTTTGCGGAATATCAATCGGAATACGCTCCAAAGCGTTCACTCGGTTTTTTGTGTCGAGCACCATCACGTGCCCATAACCCGGGTCCGCTTGACGCAATGCGCCAATAATTGGCCTTGCGTTTTCTGGAGTTCTTACAATCCACTTTTTACTGGACTCCACCGCTTCCCATGGCGCTAAACTTTTGTTAGATATTTCACCTGCATTATAATCAATTTCCGGAGTAATTTCGACAAAGTTTTCCCCGTTTGTAACGACATGACCAAGCAATTTGATTCCGGATCTATCCAGTTCCTGCTTCATTTTCTTTGTCAGCAAAATATCTTCTGAGCTTGGTGCGGGATCTCCGCTTGGGTGATTATGCGATATCCACACCCCATCGACAGGTCCTTCGATTTTGTTCATAACGCGCATGACCATATCGGAAGACATCAATGTGGCGTTTAATTCGCCCATGCTCACCAACTCGCACGCCACCACCCGCCCATCCCGCACCGCCACCACCTTCGAACTCTCGAAATCCGGCGACCGGGCCGGTATCATCATCGCCGCCACGTCCGCGGCGTCGCGCACCACCTGCCCCGCCACATTGAAAGCCGGAATCCGCCCGTCCACCAGATCCCGGAGCACCCAGCGCACCCCCTGGGACATCCGGAACGCCTCCCGCAGCGCCCGCGCATTGCGCGGATTGGCGATCGCCGCCGCGTTGGCCTCCTCCGCGGTCATGGGAGGAGGCGCCGGAGCCCGGTAGGGCTCATGCAGCCCCGGCAATTCGAGCTGCGCCAGCGTATCCGCCAGCGCCTGCCCGGCCCTGGCAGGATTCTTCACCCCGTTCTTGGCCGCGAACGCCGCCACCGGCTCAAACAGCGATCCTTGCGACTCCGGCGCCGCAAACAAATCCGTCTGCCGTCCGGCGCCCCGGGCTGCCGCCGCCTTCGCCCGCATCGTATCCCGCCGGGCCACCGCCGCGCCGATCCGGGTCCACTTCGCTTGCGCTTCGTCTTCCGTCATCCGGCCGGCCGCCAGGTCTTCCAGCAGGTTCACCGCCTGCCGCTGCATCTCCCGGCTCTCCAACACCTGCACCGCGGTGGACGCCGTGGGCATCGGCTTTGCCGCCACGTCTTGCAGCAGCCGACGAAACGGGCTGGGCCCCGCCGCCATGCCGAACAGGTCTTGCTGCTCCTTTAATAGATTGGCCCCGGGCGCGCCGCCTGGTGTGGTCTTCTCATGGTTTCCCATGAACGGAGCTGCCGCCGATGGCGGGCTTGGTGTGTCGATAAGGCCGGCGCGCGCCGAGGCCAAAGCTACTTTTGCGGGGTCGCTCCCCCAATGCTCCCAATCCGCGATTTCCGCACGGAGACGGTCTATCTCCGCCAACGTTTCCTTCTCGTCCTTAAAATTTACCCCCATCTCCGCCGCCGCCTCCGGACGCTTCAGCGCCCCGATGGCCGCCCGGATCTTGTTCTTCATCTCCTCCACGAATTTTTGCGCCGCATTTGCCCGCGCGATCGAGTCATTCAGCGCCTGATCGCTGGTCCCAAACAGATCCCCCTGGGCGCCCGCCTTCTTCGCGGTCGGAAACGCTTTGCGGCTCTGAATAAAATGCTTCGGGCTCAACTTTGAATCCCGGCCCAGCATGTAGACCGCCTCGCGCTGCAGGTCCGTATCCAAAGGCGCCGCTTCCGCTATTTCCGCGGCCGCATCCGTATTAAGCTTACCACTTTGCCAAAGGGCAAAGGAGTCGGGCGATAAATAGCTGGCGATGGCGAAGGACTTCCGGCCAAGGGCTCTTGCAAGGAGTCCTTTGTCCCGGGCTTCAGGCTCTGAGATGTTTGACCCTTTGAAGAATTGAACGTAGTCATCGAGATCGCCCTTTCCGTCTAAAATGTTCTTTTCTGCGTCCATCACCGCCGCGTCTTCCGCGGTGAACCCATCTTCCTCCCTGAAAACCTCGGCCAGCATCTTAGGGTATCCCGTGCGAACCGCCAAATCCCGCCGATGCCGCCCGGAAATCACTTCCAGGTCCCCATTCTTCCGCTCCCATACCTGGATAATCCCCGCCGCGCCCACGTCATACTCCCCGCCAAGCTTTTGCCCTTCCACAACCCCCGTTCGTGGGTCGGCCCCTCGCTTAAAGTTTGGCACATCCTTGGAAAGTTTCAAGCTGTCCGTATCCAGCCAGCGAATATTCTCCGCCCCAGGCGGCGCCATCCTCACCCACGCATCCGCATGGGCCTGGTAGCTCTCCACAAACCCCTCCGGCAACCCCTCCAGGTCCGCGGGTCCGGCCTCCGTTACGTCCGTTAAGTCCGCTTCCCCCACTGGCACCCCCTGCACCGGCCCTTCCTCAATCTTACCCGTATCCGGCAACTGATCTTCCAAAGGTTGGAAATCCGGCTCCTCCTTCTTTCCAACCTTTGGAACCCGGCCGCGCTCGCGCATCCCGGACGCCTGCAGCATCGCCCCGCCGGCCGTTTCCGCCGCGCCGCTCCCCACCTCCGCCAGCCCTTCCGCGAAAACCGCCACCGGGTTAAACCGCTCCCCGGCCGCCACCTGCCCGGCCGCCTCCCCGGCCATCCCCATTCCGGCCTGCTTCCCCGCCTCCTTGCCGGCAGCCGCCAGCTTGTTGAACAACCCGATTGCCGGCTTTTCTACCACCTTCGCCCCGATCAACACCGACGCCGCGTCGAACATTCCCACCGTCAACCCGCGCCGCCAGGCCAGGCTTCGCGCCTTGCTCATGATCTTCGGATCCGTAAATCCGCGCTGTACGTCCTTGGGGTCGTCCAGATTCACCCCGGCTTTTTCCAGGCTTTCCAGCAGCTTCCCGGCATACTCCACCGAAAGCGACGCCCCGCCGGTCCCCGCCGCCAGGCCGGCCAGTGCCCCCGCCGAGGTCCCCACCAGCGGGATAACCGACCCCGCGCCCGCACCCGCCGCCACCCCCGCCGGTACGTTCTGCACCACCGCCGGCAACAGGTTGCCGAGGCTTTCCGCAATCAACTCCGAGGTCACCGCCAGCGGATTCTTAGCAAACGCCTTGGCCGCCTGGGCAAAATCGTCCGTCTGAAACGCCGCATACTCCGGGCTGGTCGGAACATCGCCCGACTCTTTCCGCAACTCCACCAGGGCCCAAGCTGCCTCCTGATTGGCCGGGTTATATTCCAATTGCTGCGAGGCAATCATCTGCTGCCCCTGATTGGCCCCCCGCCTCCAGGCCGCCTTGATCTGGTCAGCGCTTGGTATCTGGTCGTCAAGCGCCTCGTTGGCCCCAAGGAACGCCCGCATGATCCCTTCCGAAAGATTCACCCTGCCCAGCACCTCCCCCACCGTAGGCGCCTGCCACTCCGGGACCTGCAAATTCCCCTGGGCGAACACCCGTTGAAACCCGGGCGGATCCGGAACCGGGTCATATTTCAACGTCTGGTACTTCGAGAAATCAGGAAAAGCCAGCTCGTCCTCCACCTCCTGCTCCAGCTTCGCCGCCGCGGCCGGCACGGGAAACGCATCCGGGTACTTCTTCCGCACCCGCCGGAAAAATTCCTGCCGGGTCGCCTCCTGCTTCTCCGGCTCCATTTCCTCAAACGCCTGCAGGTTGCCCGGGGAATTGGCCTGCCACGTATCGAACAGCCGCCCCATGGCCGCATTGAGCGCGTCGGGATTCTGCGCCACCTTCTGCCAGCGCGGATCGCCCAGCACCTCGCTGATGTCGAACCCGGTCACTCCTCGAGCCCTTCCCAGGAAAATCCTTTTGCCCCGGCCTTCCCCGCCCGCGCCGACGGCGCCAGCGCTTGCCGGTATTCATTCAACTCCTTCGGGTCGATCTGCATGGTGCGCAGCATGATAATGTCGGACAGCTTGAAGTTATCTTGTGGAGCGCTTTCGTAAATTGGATTTCCGTTTGAATCAGACCTGCCCTGAAACACCAGCGGAATACCGATTTCCGAATTTATCACATGTCCGATCGGAGGCAGCGCCCCTTGCGTCGGCACGCTCTGAACAATCTGCCCGCTTTGCCTGCTCACCGGCACAAACACCGCGTTTGGCATCCCGGGAATCGGCTTAGGTACACCCATCTCCTGCGTGCTGAAACCCGCCTCCGCCTGGTTCCCGGCCAGAAGCTTCACCATTTCCGCATCCCCGCCGCCCATCGCCGCGTATCGCTGCTCCGGACGCATCGCCTGAACCTCGGGCGCCAGCGGACCGGTAGGGTTAACCGCCTGCTGCATCGCCATCCGGTCCTGCATCATCATCCGCCGCGCCAGCGCGTCCTTCCGGGCTGCCCGGTCGGCCCCTTCCCGGGAAAGCGCCAGGTGCTCCCTTTGCATCTCCAGCCCGCCCATACCCACCATAGCCCCCACCGCCGAGGGGTCCCCGCCGCCGCTCCGCAGATATGCCGCCGGGTCCCCGCCCGATAGCTGCAGCGCTTTCCGGTCGGCGGTCTGGTTCTGCATCTCCGCCCGAAACTGATCCAGCTTCGCCTGGTGGATTTCCCCGGCGCGTTTCAACGTCAGATTATCCACCTCCCCCATCATCTCCCCGAGGCTCATCGCCGCCACCCGCCCCGCCGGCACCCCGGCGCCTTTAAGGATCGAAGCATACCGGTCCGCCTCGCGCTTCAACTGGCGATCCTCCTCCGCTTTCTTCTTCATCGCGTCCGAAATCGACCCCGCCGCGGTCAATATACCCTGCGCGATGTACTCCCCACCGTGGTAACTGATTCCCGGGTTGTAAGGCATGGCTAAATCTCCGTTATGTCCGTTTCGTCCGTTTAAAGGCTGCTCAAAAACCCGCCCCCCAAACTCCCCAGCGCCCCGATCCCTGCCCCCATCAACGATCCCCGGTTGTTGGCCGTGGCAATCCCCGCCGCCGCCTGCGCGTTGTACTGCGTCATGGCCTGGTCTTGCAAAGATGCCGCCTGGGTCCCCCATATATTCAGCGCCCCCCCGTAATTCTGCCCGTACAGATTACCCGCATACCCGCTTTCCGGGTTAAACAGCGCGTTTCCTTGGTTCCATCCCGCGTTTGCCGCCTGGGTTCCCAGCGCCTGCTGAGGCGCAGACGACTGCCGGCCAAGCACGCTCATAAACGGATCTCCGTACACCGTGATGTTCTCGCGCAACACCTGATCCGCGAACGCCCGGGCCCTGTCCTCCCGGCTCTTGCGCATCATCTCATTGTTGACCAACTCCGCGAGCACCGCCCCGTCCGACCGCACCAGCCCCCGGTCCTCCCACCCCTGCCGGGCCTGCTGGGTCGCATAGCGCTCCTCGTCGGGGGTCAACCGCCCCCGCGCCGCCAGGTCCTGGGTCGCCTGCTGGGTCATCATATCGAGCAAAGCCCGCTGGCTGGGGTCCACCGCCTGCTTCATCGCCTCCCTCACCTGGGGCCCAAGGGTCGCAATGTCCGCCACGTCCGACTCGCGCAAGCTCCGATTGCTCGAAGTCTGCATCCGGGTCTGGGCCGGAATAAGGATATTCTCGTAATAGTCCAGCATCCCCCCGCTTCCCGGCGAACCCAGCACATTCCGGAAAATGCTCGCGTCCAGCTCCGCATACCGCGGGCGATAGGTCGATTCCGCCCGGTACACATCCGGGGCCAGGTCGATCTGCGCCTGCAACGTATCCCGCGTTTCCTCCGCGTAGCTCCGGGGCTCCGGGGCCTCCGGGAAATTGATCACCGGCGCCGGCGGCGCCTCAACGTGCGTGCTGCCCATAACGTTTGTCCTTTCGTCCACCAAGTCCACCAGGTCCACAACGTCCACCCACCCGCCGCCTCAGCGAGTGAAACCCAAAAACTGCCCTGCGCCGTCCATCCTTCCGGTCGAAAATCACCCATGGCAAATCAACCGGCGCCAGCTCAAAAAACCGTTTCAGGTATCCCCGCCCGATCGCCATCCAAACGAACCACGCATCCGCCCCGAACAGCTCCGCGCGTCGCACATCGTGGAACATATCCGGCCAGTCCTTCCGCACCGGCCGGGCCATCAGCAGGCAATCCGGACCCGCGTAGAAAATACCGTTCTTGGTGTGCCACAGCACATCCTCCAGAAAATCCCGCTTCCCCTGTTCCCGGTACAGCCGCAAACATTCTACCGCCGGAGTCGTCATTGGCTTTTCCTCCGAAGATCCCGCCAGTTCTCCCCGCAAAGCACCCACAGCAGCACATCCAGCAGAAGCACCACCGCCCAGGCCAAAACCCAGACAACGGTTTTCATATGTCCCACAAGTCCCATGAGTCCCATCACGTCTTGATACATACCAACACCGACTTATTAGCCGGAATCACTTCCTCGCCCGAGTGAATGTCCCCGCGATCCGGCCGACACCGCAAATCGCCAAGGATCACCGTACCGCTTTCCGCGGACCGGGCCGGGTAGGTCCCGCCGGTCCCCGCCGCCCGGAGCTGAATATCGTGCTTGTGCTCCCGGTAGTAATCCATCTGGTAGGTCCCCACCTTATCCCCGGTTTCCCCGTCGCCCCGGTCCGTGCGCGCCGTAACGTGCTTGTCATTCCCCGCCCCCGCGTCCCAGCCCCGCCGGAACATCCCCCGGTAATCCGGCAGCGTGAAATTTGCCGCCGTCTCGCCGTAAATGCAGGCGGACCCCCCGTCGCACAGAAACGCGTACAGGTCCGGGTAATCCGCCTTGGCCACGGAAGCCCCGTTGCAATGCAGAAACCCGCTCGGCACCGTACTGCGCGGAAACTCAATGATCGCCCCCGTCGGCACGAACTCAATCGAGCTGGAAAGGTGCTGCGGCAGAACCGCCCCATCCTGGATATGCTGGCTCCCCACCGAATCGTCCGCCAGTTTCGACGACGTTACCGACCCATCGGCAAGCCCAAGCTGGGCCTCGATCGCCGCGTCCAGCTTATCCGCCGTAATCGACCCATCCGCCAGTTCCCGGGCCGTGACCGCCCCGGCCTGGATCCGGAGAATCGCCTCCGCGGGCATCTTATTCAGCTTCGCATAGGTCAGGGTTTCCCCCGAGTCATCCTCGTTGAACAGATACCCCGGAGTAATATCAACCGCGCCGCTGGACATGATCACATCCTTTCAAAAAAAATCATCAAGTAATCGGTAACGCACTCCAAAGCACAAACACATCCACCTCGCCCGCGGTGGCCGCGTCCAGGTCGTCATCGGTGGACACCGCCGCCACCCTCACGCTGGTAACCGACCCGAAATTCTCCAGCCCGTCCGGGGAAGTCCCCTCATTGCCCGAGTGCTGGAACACCGTATCCCCCACCGTCTGGAACGCATCGAACGCCCCGGCGTAGGCTGTCAGATCCCCCGCCTTCCCCACGCTCACCGTGTAGGCCGAAATCGATCCCCCGGCAAACGCCGTACCGTGCTTGATCACCACCCGGTGTATTACACCCCCCGCCGGCAGCTCGAAAAGCTGAATATCGTTGGTGGTTGCCGCCGCCGCCAGGTCCTCAAAGTCCACCGTGTACTTCCGCCACCGGGGCACCGCCTGGGTAGCCTGGATTTTGCTGTTGGCGATCTCCAGCGAAGTCCCGTCCACCAGGTACTCCGTGGGGTTCATGGTCTGGATGAGCTGGTAAATCAGCTCCCGGGTAACATTCTTTTCCGGGAGGTCCACCGATCTAAGCATAGTCTGAGGCATAATCCACGTCCGTTTCGTCCGTTAAGTCCGTTCTCACACCTTCACCCCATACCCCCGCTTCCCCGCCTTCGCCTCCATCTCCACCGAATGCACATTGCATCGCCCCTGCGCGTTCTCGATCCGGGCCTGGGCATACTGCCCCCGCGCCTTGATCTTCCACCGCAAATCCGCCCGCTGGTGCAGGTGCAGGTTGACCCCGCTCCCCACGTACAGCTCCGGATTCCCCCCGTCCAGCTCCACCGAATAATCCTGCCGGTGAGGCCTCCCGTGATCGTCGTTGACATTGCTGGGGTCATAATCCGTCTCGCTCCAGGTGTAATACACCGTCCGACCCCGTGTCGTCAACGTTTCCAGCGCCTTGATTTCAGCGATCCCGTCCGTCTGCACCGCCACCGAAAACGTCGGCCGCCAGCTCGCCATGTTCACCTTCAGGGTTTGTGCATCCTTCGAATCCAGCACCCCCATGGCATACCCCCGGGTCAGCAGCATGTCCGCAATCTCGTACCGGTCGCTCCACAGCCGGTCCTCATACCCCGTATTCATCATCATCACCGCCCCCGCCGCCCGGTCATACGGTCGCGAGGCCCCGTTCACCAGAAACAGCCGGTACTGTCCGCTGTACTCCGCCGTCAGAAAATGCCGCACGTCCAGAAAGTCCGGCGCCTCCCACTTCCCGCTCCAGGCCCGGTTGAGAAAATCGAAAACCAGAATCGTATTGTTGTAATTCGCTTCCCCCGTCGGCACCGCCAAATACAGCTTGTTTGCGTGCGACGCCATCACCGCCGCGTCCACCCGGTCCCACTTGATCGACCGGAACAAAGGCTCCAGGGGCGCGCTTGCCGGCTCCGCCACCGCCTGCAGCTTATTATCGATCGCCTGGGAAATCGCATAAATCCCGTGATCGCTGAGGAACCAGACATCCTTCCCCACCCCCGCCACCGCGTCCCGGGCCACCAGCCCATAGGTCGGGGTCAGCTTCCGCGCGTTCACCGCCGACAAATCCCCATACACACCCGCCAGCGCCCAAATGCTTTGATCCTTGAAAACCAGAATCGTCGTCTCGTCCCACGCCCACAGCCTCACGATCCGGTCATTATCCCCGGAATTGATCGTAAACCGGCTCGTCGCCGCGTTGAACCGGGTATAGTCCATAATATCGCTCACCACGATTTCATCCCGCCCGCTTACCACCCACACCCGGTTTTTGAAAAACATCGCCTCCGAGGCATTGGGAATCTGCAACGTCCCGTCCCCGTATGAATTATCATCGTCCGTATTCCGGTTAGCGGTCTGAGAAATAAACTCCCATTCCCCCACCCCGTCCTGGAAGTCCAGCGCGGGGTCCCACACCAACGGCTCTTTGTCCGTGCCCCGGAACATCAACACCCGGTCAAAACACTGAATCATCCGCACAGGCTCCTCGATGATCTCCCCCACCGGCAGATTGATCAACGTCGGGCTCTGATGCTGGGCCACCAGGTAAACCGCCGTACGCACCGCAAACAGCATCATCTCATTCCCGTGCGGATCCGAAAACACCCCCGCCCCAAAAATCTCCCCAAAGCCAATCTCCTTATCGAACGAAAACCCGCCCGCGGAATACCCCTCCTGATCCACCGCCACCGTCGCCCCGCCCCCCCCCCGCCAGATAGAAA